TGGTATAACAAGTAAATCTTATCTTGCTGGTATGCAACAGTTTGTAGATTTATTTGGTGGTAGACCTGGACAAGCAGAACGTATAATTGCTAACTTAGCTAATAATCAAATACCTTTAGCTGGTTTAAGAAATGAATTAGGTAAAATCTTTACACCTTATACGAGAGAATTAGGATCAGGTATTGATCAAGCTATTAGAAATAGAAACTTAATTACTGAAAACATAGCAGGACAACCATTACCTATCAAATATGATATGCTAAATGGTAGACCTATTAAAGATCATGACTTCATGACTAGAATGTTTAATGCAGTTAGTCCTATATCTTTAAATTTAGACAATACTCCTGGTAGAAGATTATTATTTGATAGTGGATATGATACTAGATTATCAACTTACTATGCTCCTGACGGAACTAACTTAACTGATTCACCAGAACTCAGATCAATGTTCCAGCAAGCTATAGGAAGGCAGAACTTAGAACGTCAGTTAGATAAACTAGCTGAGAATCCTAAAGTTCTAGCTTCTCTAGAAACTATGCATAGAGATATAAAAAGTGGTAATAGAGGTGAATATGAAGGTGGTGACTATTTCCATAATAAGAAAATAGATATAATCTTCCAACGTGCTCGTAAAAAAGCTTGGGCTTCTATTATGCAAGATCCTAGAATACAAAATCTACAATCCGAGCAAAGAGAAGCTAGGAAAACAAGACTTAGAAAAACTAAAGAAACAACAAACACCCAAACCATTCTCTCGATATATAAATAAACAATGCCAAGTTTTAAACAATATACAGCAAGTGGGGGTGCTTCTGAAGCTTTTTCAATTCCGTCCTTCTCTTCTGATGAAATAAAAGTATACG